TGCTTGAGCTTGCCCTAATACACTACCACCCATCGCTAAACCTGCTGATGGTCTTCCCAAAATAGTCATACCAACATCTCCAGCTAATGTTCGATTCATTTGAAATGCTGGTTGTATATACTGATCTGTAAATTGTCTCCGAGCTAATACTTCGCCAAAGTCTGCACTAGCACCTGTACGACCTCTAGCCGCGGCTGCTCGTCTAGCTTGTTGTTGTATATCTCTTTCTTCATCCGGGGTTAGCTGACCCATAGCTCGTCTCTGAGTTTGCTCTGCTAACATAGTAGAGTAAGGATCAGCGGCTCTATAGGCTTCCACCACTCTTGGGGCAAACTCTCTAATAGCACCTACATCAGCTTCTCTTTGAAGTCGCAGAGATTCTCTCTGCATCTCAGCCGATCTGCGACCACCCTCCTCTAGTAAATCAAACAAGCCTGATTGTTCTCTTCTTGGAGCTAAGTCACGAAGTTTAGATTTCTCTAGGTCTAATTGTCTTTTGAGGTCTTGATACTCAGGATTATCTTTACGAGTTGTTTTTGCTGGTTTGGTTCTAGTAGCCTTTGTAGTTGTAACGATCTCTGGGTCTGTTGATGCTAACTTATCTTCCAAACTAGTAACCTTTGCTTGTTGAGCTTCATAGCCTTCACCTGCTCGTTTTTCACCAAGACCAAAAGCAAATGTATTGATGTCAGCCAACTCAAGAGCGGCATACTGAGGTCTGTATTTTCTTTCAGCGCCTATAAGTCTATTTTGTAAGCGAGGATCAGTAAAACCCTCATAGCTTTCAAAGCCCTTACCAAATAAAAATTCACCAGCTGATTGTCCTGGATCTATAGGATCTGGCTGATTGATTGTTGTTCTTCCTTTTCCTCCCATTATGCTTTAAGTAACTTGTTAAAATATTTGATTGATAAATCTACTTTTGTAGGAACTCCATGTCTATGCCTAATCCCTATGAGTTTCTTTATTAATACATCTGGCTCTTTTGATAATAAATCTAATGTTAGTTCCTTTAATACTTTTCTGTTTTCTGCGAATAAAAAGGCTAGGAATATTGAATCCCCATCTTTTCTATCTTCTTCCCATCCACGAATAAATTCCCATCCATCGTCATAATTACAATTGTACCACATATGTACACCCACAACTTCATCGCCATCATGTATTACTGATATTGTCTTTTTAAACATATGATAAGTGACCATAGTAGTAATGATATCTTTGCCCCACTCATCAAATACTTTTCCATTTTCCTTTCTTATACAGTAATCTACAATCTTCTCTACCCCTACAGGTGTACCATTTATCTCAAGCCATTTACGAACATATGAAGCAGTAGCCATTAGAATGTTACTTCTGGTAAGTTAGGCATATATGTGAAACCAACAATAGAATGTTCTGTTCCCCTTGAGTCATCATTTCTATTATGGCGAATAGTAAAAGTTGTTTCGCTAGGTGCAATAGGAATCCAAGTTATAGGTTGTATCTTAACTCTTTGATTAGTTCCTGTTGCATCTTTGAAAACACCCAAAACATACCTTGACCCAAATACTGCACTATTTATTACAGAAATGCCATTTGTGTTACCATCACTTGAAACAACTGTTCTTACCATGATTCCTGTAATCTTAGAGTAATGAAAATCAGATGCTGTTCCAGTAAATTGATTTATGTTATATACAAAATCAACATCAGTAGTCCCACTTGTTACTTGTCTATTTAAGTTAGTTCTATTAGCAGCAGGATCAAAAGTACCATCAGACCCATTAGTTTGAGTAGTTCCTCCTGTTGCTGTAGTGCCTGAAGGTCTAAGTAGTGTAGCAATAGCACTAATATCTATTGCACTAACATCACCAGTCCCGGTTGCAGTTCTTCCTAAAAATTGATTGCTTTGAACTTGAGCTAAGTCGCTTGTTTCTACTGCATTCGCAGGTATGTTAGAAGATGTTATCTGGTTAACTGCTAACTGCCCTAGTGAGTTGACTGTCATTGTTGAGTTATCAACTGCACCTGCGGCAAAAGTTGAGTTGCCAAACATCTGATTAAGTTTAGCGGCAGTTAACTGCTCGCCATTTGCAAATGATTTTCCTGTATCTACTGCTGCCATATTATATTTCCTGTACTGTTATTGTTGATACCCCTCTAAATTTTCTAGATGTATTATCATCAGATTCTGTTCTGTTAAAATACAAAGGATAACTATCTTTATAATTTCTTACTTGTAATTTAAATGTAATAGTATCGCCAACAGAATAAGAAAGACTACTTGAACCTATGTGTATTTGTAGCTGTCCTCCCCACTCATTATTATCATAATCCATATCAAGTATCCCATGAACACTTGTTCGACTGTCAGGACTATCTGCTGTAACTATATCTGCATATGAGCCAGAATTTACTTTAAATTGTATTTTGCCTTGAAGCATTTGAGAAGCATAATTTCCCAAAAGCGCTTGAACATCAATTATAAATGTAGAACTAGCTAGTCTAGGTGTTATGGTAACTTCTAGAGAAGGAAAGTCTGTCCAGTCAGTTGTGGCAGATACAGATGAAGCAGCAGTATTATTAGTTGTAACAATATTAGGTCTACGATATGTATCTACATAAGCCTTAATGCTTTGTTGAGTAGCAACAGCAGTATCGCTATCACTATTCATATCATTTTCATCTAAAAAGTCTACTTCCTCAACTGCTCCAGACCCGGCAGTTGTTCTACCCAATACCTTGTCTGTGGATATGTTTTGAATCTTAGCAAATGTAACACCATCATCTTTTACTCGAATCTTAGCACCACTATCATATACCTCAATAGTAGAATCATCTACTGCTGTTGTATTAAATGTAGAGTCATTGACATGATTGTTCAATGCATCTGCTGTTACTGCATCACTAGCTCCAAAGTTATTTGGAAAGCCTGCTGAGTTGTGTCCTGATTTTATTACTCCCATTATTCTGCTTTGTTAATTGATCTAAATGTTTCAGCGGCAGCAACCTTCAATCCCTTGAATTTAGGTCTACCTAAAGTTTCTTGTACCTTAAATTGCATACCATATGCTCTTTTATTACCTATTCTACCACGAAGGGCAACATCCTCATTTGTATCAGATATAGTAAATGTATTTAATCTAAAGTTTTGGTCAATGTTTTCAGCGACTGCACTTAATGTAAATGTAGCTGATTCGTCAGCACTTGACTCTGCAAATATCTCAAAGTTATTGAATCTCTTTCTATCAATAGCACCAAGGTTATACATCCTCGTTGAGGCTACACCTTGAATATTCTTCAACTCTGGGTTAGATGTTTCTCCTGGAATAGGTATATCTGTAATGATAGAATCATCACCTAATACACCATCATCATATTTATGAACACCACCCTTTGAGTTTACTACATAAACTCCACGAGCATCACCACGACCAGCGACCACTAAGTCTAATATATTCCAATCTTCATTGATGGCAAATCCTGTGTTGTTTACTTTATCGCTAACAAAGTCTACTGATTCCCAAGATTGATTTAAGAAATTATATACAAGCACTACATTATTTTCTGTAGCTTGTACTCTTTCTAGTAAGTTCTTAGTTGAATCAGTTGGATCAAATGTATTACCAAAACCTGCAGGATTAATATATTCTAGTGCATCCCTTTCTGTGAAAAATACTTGGCTTGTGTTAACACCTTTAATGAAATTCATTGGTACTGCTATATAGTATCTATTATCAAAATAAACAGCAGTTGCCTTGTGGGCATTCTCTTTGTTTATGTTTTGTATATTAGCGCTAATAGACTCACTTAATGGTAGTTCATTACCACGAAGGTTGTATTCATCTTGGAAGTTAATTGCATACACACCATTATCTGATAAGAATAGTATTTGGTTTCCTACCTGTATAATACTCTTACGAGCCAAGCATCCAACCTCATCAGTAAGATTCTTTACCAATGCACTCTGTAGATTCAAACTATTGGCTACTAGGTGAATACTATTTCTATTAAATACTACCAACACATCTTCCGAAAATGAGTGCATACCTACATTGAAGTCAGCACCACCTGCATTGAATCTGAATTGTCCAAATATCTCATCATATGTATCTGTGTCTAATAAATCAGACATAAGAAGTTCGTCTCTATTACCCCTATCTGTAGTCAATCCATTTTCATCAACATTATAAAAGAATGGTACGACCAATCTTTTTTGGTGGTAAATACCATAAGGTGGATTCGGCATATGGATGTATCCCATACTTAAAGCTACCTTCTTTGAGAATACAGGTTGTGCTAAGAAACTATCACCCTCTGTTACATGAGTATCTGTCTTGGCACTTTGTATAAAGAACTCAAAGCCTTCAGCTATTTTTACTGTACCTCCAGTAGATGCATTTGTATTAGCAGTTATGTATATAACAAAGGTGTCACTATCGGTTACTTCAGCAACAAACCAATTACTATTCAATGCACCAACTCTAAGAGAATTTCAATTCAATTGGAAAATGAGTCCAAGGGATGAAGATGAAGCACAGCAAGTGAAAAATATTATTAGATTTTTTAA